CATCTCACAAGCTGTTTTGAAGATTTGGGTATAACCATAATCATTGTCAAGCTCTTGAGACCATACATCTGGAGCACCTGAACCTTGTTCAAATGATGTTCCAATTACAACAGCATCACCTTCATCATCAAGTGTTGTTGTTGCTGCGCCTGCTGTAGCTGCTATTGTGGTAACTTGAATTGTAGTATCAGCTGCATTATGTTGAACTGATTCAATTCTAGCTGTTGCTCTTGTTACTGATTCTGTATCAGAACCTCCACTTAAATTTACATTTTGTGCAAATTCAACAACCATTCCTTTGATAAGCCAAGAAACATTTCCAGTAGAATCACTACTGCCTGCTGCCGATTCAACAGTAACCGCAGTACTTCCACCTGGAGCTGCTAATGTTTGACCTCCATCAATTTTAAAGCTTCTATCAGTAATAGAAACTTTCGTTCTATCTTCCAAAAATCTGAATTGAGAATCAGATGTTGGAACTTTACCTACTTTTGACAAATATACAAAAAACGGAGACTCTTCTGGAGCTAAATCAGCGACCCTATCACTAAAATCATACAGTCTTCTTGATGGTATAGTACTATCAATGACCGCACCAGGAGTTCCGAATTTTACTTGTCCACTATTATAAGTAGCCATTTATTTCTCCTTAGTTTATATTATTATTTACAATACGTTAGTTCGACCACCAGCTTTTGTAATTGCACTCCACATATCATCTTTTTCGCTAGTTCTAGCTGGTTGCTCACCATTCAGTACACCTGCTTGCTGAGGAACTGCTTGATTTTGACGAATCGAATCAAGTGGATTATCATTATTATCTTGTGCTGGTTGTTCACCAGTTACAGCTTTCCACATATTAATTGCACCATCAATGCCATATTCAGCAGGGTTTTTACTTGCAAAATCAACAAATGAAGAAATCTCTTCAGATGTTAATCCTTTTGCTGAAAGTTCATTTTGAAGTTTAGTCATACCAACTTCTTTTTGAACACCCGCCATTTGACCTTTAACAGCGTCATTAATAGAGTCCTGTAACTCTTGTTGTCGAAACTTATACGATTTAGATGCTGGGTCATTATAGGCTTCCCAAGGGTCAAACTCATCTTTTTCTAAAGCTATACGTTCAGATTGTGTTGGCTGACCACCTTGAACCATTCCTGATATTGTTTGTACGATATCTGGTCGTGATTCCAACAATTGTCCAACTTGTTCGTATTGTTTTAGTTTTTGATTCTCAGCATACAATTTATCCTTCTCTGATTGATGATACTTAGCTTGAGTTTCCCAATCACCTCCAGATTTTGCATCCTGTGCTTGATTTTCATCTTGCCCTACATTATCATTGATTTGACCTTGATTATCAAGATTTTCGTTGTTTAATGCGTTATCCATTTTACTCTCCTTTGTTTTGCAATCTCTCTTGTTTTTCTTGAGCTTGGCCACGTAAACGTAACTTCTCTGTTTCGAGTTTAACTGCATTTTCTAGTTTGCCAATAGCAAGTTTATTTGCTGACTTACTATCTGATTCCTGTGATTTAAGTTCAGTTTTGAATTTCTCAACTTCTGTACGTTTACGAGCTGAGAGTGACTCTCTGTGAGCTGTTTGTAAATCACCTTGTAAATTCTTAATTGCTTCTTGAGATTGTTGCAATTGTTGTTGTAATTGTTGAACAATATCCATTCTTTGTAGAACTCCTTCTTTATCGAATATATCTGTTTTCATTAATGCTTCTGTTCTGTCAATTAAACCTGCTTGATATGCTTCCATGTATATTGACCATTCACCCCATCTATTTGATGGCATTGTTGAATTACCAATAATATTAACATCATATTGACCAATAGTTAAATCATTTATCATTTCACCTATAGCTTGAGATTTATCATTATAATGATTAACCATATATTCCGACATATCATTATTTGGCTGTACAACTCTAAATACTTTTTTATAATTATAATGCTCTTTTGCAAAATTGTATATAACCTGCCCCAATCTTCTTAAACTACCTTCAATATCTCTTAATTTAGATTTACTTCTTCTTTGTCCAAAATCTTCAAGCATCATTGTTGCAGAAGATGTTTTTGGAGCAACTTCCGTATTTCCTTGCATCATTTCAAATATACCCATATTTAAATCAATATATTTTTCAATTAACTGAGGTAACTGCATAACAGAATTAGATAAAGGTTGTGGAGATGGGAAATGAGGTTCTCCAAAAGATGGGTCATATTCTATTGTTGCATTAGGATTTGCCCAATCTCTTTCTAATTCTTCTATATCATCAACACTTCCTTGTGGTATTAATAATTTTAACCCAGACGATGCTTGTGCATGCGAAGTAATTAATGACATTGTTTTATTTAAAAATCTTTGAAAATCTTTATTCTTTCTAACGTCACTCATAGGATATGGAGTATTTGTCCATATATTTGGTACTGGAACTATAGGATATTTATCTGTATTTAAAATATGTTCATATAATACAATTTGCCCTAAAGTACATGTTAGTTTAATTCTTGGTTGTAAAACTTCAACAACATCAATAAATCCCTGTTGAACAGCTTGTTGCATTTTTTCATCAGATAAAAATTGCTGCATATTAGTCTCATCAAGTATTCTTTCTTGACCTGATTGCATATCCATTATTCTATAATATGGAACCTTTGTTTTCGAGAAATGTTCAATTAATTGATACTTCTGCGAACCATCTCCTGTATCTTTATCTTTAATATAATCAGGAGTAAATGAACCCATAGTTCTTTTATTTAATGGAGATGGAAATGTATCATCCTCATAATAGCTTTCAACCTCATCAATAAGCTGTTTACCATTTTCTTCATTAACTTCTGCTAATTGAGGATATAAATCTAATAATTGAAATTTTGTAAATATAGTTGATAGCATCATACCAGAGGCATCATCAAAATATCTACTTCTAGCATTAGGGTCAACTACAACCCTAAATGGGTCAACATATGTAAATTTAACTTCTCCTCTTCCATAATCAGCTTCTCTATCTACATATGCATAAAAATAACCAAGACCTGTAACAGCATAATCATGTACAGTTTGTTTAAATATTTCATTACCATCTGATATATTCCAAATATATTCAAGTATAGTTTTCCATACATTTGCTAAATCACTATCTGAATCTTCTCTTGGAATTGCTGAGAATTTTGGAGGTTTTGACGTTATTATTGCTTTAAACTGCTCAATTGCAGAATATAGTCTATCAAGTGGAATATTAGACTGATTTCTGGATTCAAGTTCATCAGATTCATTTTCACTGAAATGATTACCTAAGTAAAAATCAATGTCTTCTCGTGCATGGTCTTCCCACTCTTTACGAGCATCATGCCATCTATCCCATAATTCTTTTGTATATATTGCCTTTTTATCCGCTTCTATCATAGTGTGTAATATAGTAATAATTTATTGTAAAATCAAATACGTGAACCTGTCATCCAATTATAACGTTTTTTTGGCTTTTCCCAACTATCGCCTTTTTTAACTTTTTTAATCTTTCCAGCTTTCTTATTTCCTTTTGCATATTGTGTTGATAACCAAAATGCATCAATCGTATCATCATGAGAACCTTTAGGAAAATCAAGTAATTCTCCTATAAACTCATGCATATCTTTTTTTAAATGTACTGCTCCTGCTTTAAACATAGGTTGGAGTCCTTCAAAAAGTCTATCTTTCTTCTTTTGTTGTCCATAACCCTTAATTCCCATTTCTATGCCTGGAAGAAATTTCCCTTCTCTCTTACTTCTCTTTTGAACATAATCTCTCAACATCTCTTGATATGATATTGTTTCAATATTTATTCTTTTAATTGGGTTATATCGTTCTGCAATCTTAAATATCTGGTCGGCACACTCCATTGGTAATACTCGCTTTCTCCAATATTCAATAACGTAATAATCGTATTCTGCAGTAACACCAATAACCATAATAACACTATAATCGTTCCTAGTGCCAAGTGTTGAAGCAGGGTCAACACCCATGTATATATTGACATATTCCATACTCCCATCTTCAAATTTTATATACCACGAATTTGCTTCTTCGTTAAATTTAACATTTCCAGAATAAAAGCCACCAGTTATATCATCTTCTCCAAAGACTTGGTCTTCTGGTGATTTAGCTTGATTCATATATTCCTGATAAAATTTAGCAGGAGTACCAGAATCTATATAAAACTGTTTTCTTTCTTCTATTTTCTTTAAAGGCCAACGTGAAGGCCATAATGGAGTACCATCTTCTTGTATTGCTTTATGTGTTTCAACAGTCCAAGAATATTCTTCTCCAGTTTTTTCAGCTTGTTGATGGTTTTTAACAAGTCCATTTAAAAATGAATCATAATGTACTATAGTTCCATTACACCATAAAAATCCACCTTTATCAAAATCAATAGCTGGATATACTGCAGCTGTCACCCAATTCTTTATTTGTAACCTAGACTCTGGAGTTTTGGTATTTAACTCAGATTCAAAGTCATCAAGTATAATTCCAGTATATCTTGTAGATAATTGCTTTTTACCACGTAGTCGCTGAGAAGCTCCTTTAGCAATCATTCTGCAATTATTTTGCAATACAATTTCGTTTTTAGTCCATTTATCTCCTTGCAAGTCACCGAAATAGTAATGAATTGCAGGATTTTCATATATATGTGTAGATATCCAATTAAGGTTATCAATAGCTTGGTCCTGTGCCTCGCCAACCCAAGCGATAAATTCTGGGCTATCTTTTGTCGCAAACAAAAACCTGTGCAAGACAGCACATGCTGCTAAGGTTGACTTTGCGTGGTCACGAGGCAATACTAGGGCCAATTGTTGAATATTTCTATCTAAAAGTAGATTTCCTACATTTACATGAAAATCTGGAGTAGCTGAAGCTAAAAAGTCTTGTGGTGAAAATAATTTACCAAAAACAATTAAATCTTTATAAGCCATCTCAAGAATCTGTTCATTCTTAGAAACATCGCCATTAAGATTTAAATTAGCCATTAAAGAGAAGCTTCTCCTGCTTTTGATGAAGTATTTATAGGTTCAATAACAGATGCTAATATTTGTGTAAATTTAGCCATACCTTCCGCTGGAGGTAGTTGTTTAGCTGTAGCACTTACGCTATATTTAGCACTAAAGTCAGTTGACCTGGTATTTGACTTAGAGGATGCGACCGTTCCAGTTACATTATGATGTCCTTGAACTGAAGCACTTCCCCAACCCCAAGAAGCACTAGCTTTAAAACTACCGCCACTATCAGTTTTTGTACTTTTAGATGAAGTATCTGTACTTACAGAACTTTGCTTTACTTCCATATCAAAATCAATAGCCATAGTATCCATTGCAAAATTTGGTATATTTACAAGTGCACCTACTGGCATTTGAACTGTTTGGTTTACATGAGCAACTTCTCCTGTTGTTGAAGAGTTTGTTAGCCTATCTAAGTTAACATTAATAATATTCGCCTGTTTTGAGCCATCTTCATTCTCTTTTCCTGTAAAAAATAAGTCATCTACAAAACTTAATGTTTCTTGCGCTAAAGCTCTTTGCCCCTTAGCTGCACCTATAATTGGATTACATATCAATTCTTCTATCGGTAATCCTACAAATGCTTTAACTGTAGTATCCTGTGTTGCCATTTATTCTATTCTCCTTATTAGTTTGGTATTATCTTTACGAGTGAATCTTTAATACGTGCTATCCCCTCTGGGGCATCTTGCCCATTAAACTTTACTTTAATCTTGGCCATTTCATGACCTTTGTTTCTATTACTTAAATCTGTTAAAAAGCTGCGAATCCTACTAGGTTTCTTCTTAGTAGCATCACTTTTGTTAATTTCCTCTGATTCTCCTGGAGATAATGCAACTTTCATATCAATTTCAACTTCTTTGATTGCCATCCCATTATGAGGCACTAATGTAATCACAGGTATATTCACTGTCTTCATTTCTCCATTTTGCCCAGTTGGAAGCTGTATAGGCAGCATATGCGGGTTTCCGTCTTTATCAAAGTAGTCTTCTTTTATCTCCCCTACATAATGTTGCTCAATTGTATTTTGTGCTTCAACAATAGATTTATATATTCCTTGAAACACACTATCTAAACTATTCCCCATTTATTCCCCTTTGAGTTAATTAATCTAATATATCATCATCACTGCCATAAAGGTCATCTACACTAGAATATTTATCTTTAAACATATAATAAGCATCTTCTATTGTTATTCCATATGAAGACCCTCTTCTATCTCCCTGTAAAACCGTTTCTTCTTTTAAAGCTTCATTTTCCAGTTCTTTTAATTTTTCTCTATATAGTTTTCTATCTGTTTTCTTTAACTTTAAAATTTCTCTATATTCATCTCCATATCCTGCCCATTGGTACATATGCTCTTTTTCGCTTAAATTATCAGGATTACTTCTATTATTTAAATCTACATTAAATCTATTCCATTCTGCCTCTTCACGATTTATTTCCCCTGAATTTATTTTTGCTTCTATATCTTCATCAAAAGCTCTATGGTAATAATCTTTTCCAAAATAATCATATTTATGTTTACTACGCATATCTTGTTCTAATTCACGTCTATTTAATCCATGTGTTAAATCGCTATATTCACCTGGAGATTCTAATTGCATATAATAGTCTGGATTATTTAAATAATCTAAAATAGGGATATTATCCCAAATGGTTTCTTGAGGCATTATTGGAACTTGCCCTCCTTCTTGATATTCAGGAGCTTTATAATGTGGCATATCGCTTAAAAACTTTTCAATCATAGTATTATATTCATCTGAACCAAGTTCTGAACCAGCATGATGATATTGAGCCCAATAATCTGCTAATTCTTCATCTGTATCTACTCCTGCAAAATTAGCTAAAACTCTATCTTCTCCATTAGGTTTATTTGGCATTTGTAATATATTGCCTAAAAATAATATTTGTTGTTGTTCTGGGGTAAGTTTACTAGCATCATAACCAGATTCAGCAAATCCTTGTAAAAATTCAGGTTCATACCCCAATTGATTTACAAGTCTTTGTGCTGCAGTAGCAGCGCCTTGATTTATATATTCATTTCCTTGCGCATCATATTGACCAGGTCTATCTATTTCAAATTGATATAACCCTCTACCTGGACCTCCTTCATATTGATGTATTGTCGGGTCCATAGTCCCCGCAGATTCATGATATGCGATTTTATTCATATTTTCTATTATATCACTTATTAAAGTAGGCTCTCCATCAACTAACCATTGATTTGAAGCAGTTTCTAGCAAACCAGCTAAAATTGAATCTTCAGTTGGATTTTCAATCATTGACATTATTTAAGCTTTCTTCC